CCTATGTAAAGGAATTATTCTACGACCCGGAAGCTTATGGATGTCTATCCTTTAATGATGATTGGGAAAACAAAGGAAAGATTGGATACTTTGTATCTGGTGTCTTTGCAATGAATAAGTATAAGGAGGGCCCGAATCTTATAACTAATGAGGAAAAGGCTTTAGCTGCAATTAATGCTGAACGTGATGCTGCAAAGAAATCTGGTAGTGCTTCAAGGTTACAGGGAACTATAATTAACAAACCCATTTCCCCCTCTGAAATATTTCTAAGACAGGAGGGTACGTACTTTCCTATAATGGATTTAAAACAAGCACTTGCAGATTTAGAATCTAATAGCCTACTGTTAAAGGCAAGCCTCAAAGTTGATTTGCTTGAGAAGGAAAAAGGGACAGTAAGTTTAATTCCAAGTGATAGGGCAATACTGACAGAATATCCTTTAAGGAAGGGTTCTAATATGGATGCTGCTATTGAGATATATATTAAACCTGCAAAAGACTCTAACGGCAATATTACTTCAGGAAGATACATAATAGCTACTGACCCTGTGGATGACGATGGTAACTCTGATACAACCAGGTCTTTACAGTCCACATTTGTATTGGATACATGGACTGATGAGCTTTGTGCAGAATACACAGCAAGGACCTATCTTGTAGATGATTATTATGAGAATGTAAGAAAACTATGTGTTTATTATAACGCAAAGAATCTCTATGAAAACAACAAGAAGGGCTTGTATGGTTATTTCAAAAACAAAAATTCCTTATATTACTTAGCAGACACTCCCAAGATTCTAAAAGAACAGGACTTGGCTAAAGGAGATGGAATAGGCAACAGGTCTTTGGGGGTTAATATGTCTAATGATAAAGTTAAATTTTATGCAATACAGTTAGCATTAAAGTGGTTTGAAAGTCCTGCATACCATCACCCTGAGAAAAAGAGGCTATATACCATAAGATCTTTGGGATTATTAAAAGAATCTATCAGTTATACTATGGACGTGAATGCGGATAGAATGTCAGCATTCTTAGTATTAATGATATACAGAGCTGACCTTGAGCTTATTACTCAACAGAATAGAGAAACAAAGGTTAAAAATGTTGGTAGCGATTCTTTTTGGTCTAACGCATTTAAGGACTTTAAACGAAATAAAGTTTATAACGTACAAAGTAATAATAACAAATATGTTGTTAATTAAAATAATTTTATTATATTTGCAAAAAGATTTTTAAATGAGAACAACACCTTTATATTTCCCACCACAAAAAATATCAACTGGAAAGAAGAATACCCAGTGGTATAAAGAATGTGTTGATGGTGCAGAATCCCTAGCCATACTAAGAACTGATGGAGCCCTAAATCATCACTACAAGATGCAGGTTTGGGAAAATCTTGATAATGACATTATTGATGAAAATGAGATTGAAAAAGTATTTAATCCCATGCAGATTAGTAATGGAATATTTCCGGCAGCAATCAAAAACTATCCACTGTCTGTACCAAAGATTGACTTACTACAGGGAGAAGAGATTAAAAGAAAGTTTGATTTCAAGTTATTAGCCAGAAATGAGGATGCCTACTCCACACAGAGTAAGTTTAAGAAAGAGCAGATTATGCAAACTGCAATGCAGGAGATTCAGAGTCAATCATTTGACGAGAAGGATTTCCAGGCTAAGATGCAGGAAATGGAAAAATACTTTAAGTATGAGTATAAAGACTTAAATGAATTATCTGCAACCAGGGTATTAGAATACCTTTGGAGAGAACAGGATATGAAGCTTAAATTCTCATATGGATTTAGAGACGCTATTGTTAAAGGTAGGGAAATATATCGTATTGATGATATTGGTGGTGAACCTGGGGTTGTAAAATGTGACCCAAAGAATACATACTTTTTAAGGAGAGGAGAATCTCATAGGATTGAAGATTCTGATATTATAGTTGAAATATCCTATGCTCCGGTTGGTAAAGTAATTGATGAATTTCACAGTGACCTTACACCATCTCAAATTGAACAGTTAGAAGCTGGTATCCAAAGACTTAAACAAAATAGTGGTGGAGTATTAAGCCACCAAAATGCATTTCCTATATTAATGGGAGGTACTCAAATTGGAGGTACTGTTGGCGGAGATAATGGATTTAATGCAGTAGGTGTATTTAATTTACCTTTTGATTATGAAGGTAATGTGAGAATATGCAGGGTACGTTGGATTGGTAGGAGGAAAATAGGAATTGTAACTTTCTTTAACCCCGTTACAGGTGATCAGGAAGAAAGATATGAATCAGAGTACTATAAGATAAAAGAAGAACTGGGAGAATCCATTAAGTGGATTTGGGTAAATGAATCTTATGAGGGTACAAGGTTAGCAGAAGACATTTATGTAAGAATGCAGCCTAGGAAAGTACAGATGAGACATTTTGATAATCCAAGCAGATGCTTCTTAGGATATGTAGGTACTGACTACGGTAAATCTATAATGGCAAGAATGGAGCCATATCAATATCTATATAATGTGTACATGAGAAGGCTTGAGTTAGCTATTGCAAAATACAAAGGGCCTATTTATGAATTAGATACATCGTCTAAACCAGATGATTGGGATGTTCAGATGTGGATGTACTACGCAGATGTTTTGGGATGGTCAATCAAAGACTCTTTTAATGAAGGTAAAAAGGGACAAGCTACTGGTAAAATTGCTGGTAACTTAAACAATCAAACTAAGGTTCTTGATGCCAATGCCGGGAATTATATCCAGCAACTTGTTATGATGCTTCAATATATTGAGAAGCAAATGGGACAAATTGCAGGAGTGAATGAACAAAGACAAGGCCAGATTGATAATAGAGAAACTGTTGGTGGTGTGGAAAGAGCTGTAACACAAAGTTCCCATATTACTGAAAAATGGTTCTTTGTTCACGAAGAAACCAAGAAAAGGGTATTATTGGCATTACTGGATACAGCCAAACAGATATGGAAGAATAAAAAATCCAAAAAGATAAGTTATATAATGGATGATATGTCCAGGATAACTATGGACATTAATGGTCAGGATTTTGCATCTACAGAATTAGATTTATTTATATCAGACAGTTCTGATGATATGAAAATCAGACAAACACTTGAAAGTCTTGCTCAGGCTTATATTCAAAATGGTGGCTCTATGACACTACCTATTAAAGTTCTCAGAAGTGATAGTATTACTCAGATGGCTAAACTAATAGAGGCAGAAGAAGACTCTATCAGACAACGCCAGTCTGAAATGGAAGAGAAGAGGATTGAGGCTGATACAGCTATGAAGCAGGCTGAGATGCAAGAAAGGCAAGCTGAACGTGAATTCCAGTACTGGAAAGTTGAGAAGGAGTCTGAAGTTAAATTACAGATTGCTGGTATGCAACCTACTGAGGATACTACAATTGACCAGGAAAAAGTAAATTTGGACAGACAGAAACTGGATAATGATAAGGTAGTTAAGGATAGAGAATTGGCACTTAAGCAGGAACAACTTGCTGAAGCTAAGAGACATAATATTAAGGCTGAAGAAATTTCTAAAATAAAGAAACAAGCTCCTACTAAGTCAAAGTAATTTGAAATGGTTGTATTTAAGAGGCGTTTACCACAATGTCTCTAATATTAATAAGATTAATATATTAGATGGTAAAATAGAATTGTCTCTCAGAGGAGAGACACCAACCATCTATTATGGTATTACAAAACAAGAAATAGACATAATTAATAAATTAGTAAATAATGAATCTACAAGAAGTAGTTAAAAAGTTTGAGAAGTTCCCAGTTGCACTAACTAATGGTGCTGGTCATTTGAGTAAAAGATGGAAATGTACTCCGGAAATTATTTATGAAGCTAAAAAAATTATTAAGAATAAGAAAAATTCAGGTAATGTAGTTAATGCAAATCTTCCAAAATTTCCTAAGATTTTAATACTGGATATAGAAACAGCCCCTTTAAAGGTTGCTGTATTTGGTTTGTGGAAGCAAAAAATTAATTACTATCAAATGCTGACTGATTGGTATATGTTATCATGGTCTGCAAAGTGGTTAGGTTCTACTGAAATAATGGGAGAGGTATTAACCCCTACTGAAACCCTTTGGGAAGATGATTCCAGAATAGTTAATGATTTATGGGCACTTATGGATAGTGCAGACTTAATCATAGCACATAATGGAGATGGATTTGATATACCAATGATTAATGTTAGATTCTTAAAACATGGGCTAAACCCACCATCTCCATTTCAATCAATTGATACTTACAGATTCTCAAGAAAATCTTTTAGACTAAGTTCTCACAAACTTGATGCTATTGCAAAGTTTTTTGGGATAGAGGGTAAGAATAATACAGAATTTGAATTGTGGAAGAAGTGTCTTGATGGAGACCCTGAATCTTTAGAATATATGCTTACATATAACAAACAGGACGTTAATTTACTTGAGGAGGTTTATATTAAGATGAGACCCTGGATTAAACCACACCCAAATGTAGGACTCTATATGGATTCAAATGAACCTGTATGTCACACCTGTGGCTCTAAAGAGGTAGAGATGGTAGAGAATAAGTACTACTATACTATGGCAGGTAAATATCCTGTACACAGATGTAACAATTGTGGTTCCTTATCAAGAGGAAGAAAAAACGTTAAAGACTTATCTAATGTTAAAATAGCAGTCGCTAATTAGGTAAAGTTTATATAGCGAAAAAATATATTTTATAAAATTTGGTGATATAAATTAATTAAATTAACTTTGAAAAGTTTTATTATGGAAAGAGAAGAAGATTTTAATCCATTAGCTCATATGAACTTAATGGATTTGGAAGAGATAGGGGATTTGATTCCCGAAGAAACTGAAGAAACACAACTAGAACAACAAGAGCAAATATTGGGGAATCCGGCAGATCAGCCGGTAGAAGAAGAATATAATGATAAAAAGGAGCAACCCTCTTCTAAAGATACTACTTCTTCTCTTTTCACTCCAATTGCTAAATTGTTACAAGAAGAGGGTATTGCTCCTAATTTTAAATTAGATGAATTTGATGGAACGCCTGAAGGACTAATAAAGGTGATCCAGAATGAGATTGAAGTTGGCATTAACGCTTTTAAGGAAACAAACTTAGATCCAAGAGTTAAGTGGTTGCAGGATAATTTGGAACAGGGCGTGCCTCTCGAAGAATTACTTGCAATAGATAAGCAGGCTGTACAACTTGATAAGATAACAGAAGACGTTCTTTCACAGGATATAAGTAGGCAAAAGGATATTGTAAGGCAGTTTTATAAAGAGACTACAAGATTTGATGATAGTTATATTGATAAAACTATCTCAAGGTTAGAGGCTACAGATGATTTATTGGATGAGTCCAAAACAATGCTTGAAGGTTTAAAAGGTATTAATCAGCAGAGACAAATTCAGATGGCTGAACAAGCTAAATTACAGGCTGAGAATGTGAAGAAACAACAAGAGGAAACTCTTAAAACCTTTAAGACAACTTTGGACAAAACAGATGAGATTATCTCAGGAGTTAAAATTAACTCCATGATGCGAGATAAGATTTATAAAACTATGACTACCCCTGTAGCTATTGATGAAAATACAGGGATGCCTCTTAACAAGATTACTAAAGCAAGAATGGAAGACCCTATAGGGTTTGAAATAAAACTTGCATACTTATACGAAGCTACGGATGGATTTAAAGATTGGTCTGTATTTGGAACCGCTGGTAAGAAAAAAGCTTTTCAGGAATTTGAAGATGCTGCCAGGAAATTTGATGCTTCCCAACAATACGGGGGCAAATCAAGGGTTTACAAGGCCGCTGGTGATGAAGACTTAGCTAGAGAGATTCGTGAACAATTTGGAGGATTATAAAAAATTAACGTTTTTAAAATAAAATAAATATGGCTTTAACTACTGCTTCCTTCCCAACGATTAAATATGAAGGAAAAGATTGGTCTGGTTTAACATCAGCCAATAACCTTGTTAATCTTTTTGGGGAAACCCCTATTAAATTAGGTGGATTTGTTGATACTATTTATAAGGTAAATCTTCAGGATGACCTTATTAGTAAATTGAATGAGTATCCAGTATTGTATCTGGATGATGACCGCGAATATCAGTGGATGATTATGGGAGCGGATTCTAAAAATATTCCGTTGCAGGGTGCAACTGACCTTGCTGGGAATGCTTTTACTGCTGCCTCTACTGCTGGTAAATATGGACAAAGGTTTATTCTTACATTTGCTGAAAGATTATTCTTCCAGACTCACGTTATTGTAGGAGAAAAACCTGACTTATACCACTTGTTGGTTCGTAATGATGGTGAACAGAATGCTAACAGCAATTGGGATTACGAAGTTGAATTGGTAACACATGACCCGGAACTGTATGTGCCATATGCTGAATTAGCAAACGGTACTCGCTGGAGTGTGGACTATTCTTTGTCTGAACAATTCATGAGCAAGAAAGGTTCTGATATCAGTTTCACTTCTCCATTCTTGATGAGCAATCGTATCTCGATGCTTCGTAAAGAACACACCGTACCTGGTGAAATGATTCGCAAAGGAGAAAATGAACCTGTGTCTTTTAACTGGCAGTATGCCAATAAAGACGGTCAGACTGTTGTAAAGAAAACTTGGCTCAATCGTTTGGACTGGGAATTTGATAAACATTTCCGTAGGGAAAAAGGAAAACTTTTATTCTATGGTAAAGGTAATCAAAGAGCTGACGGTACTTTTGGTAATATGGGAGATGCGGGTGGTGAAATTAAAGCTGGTATGGGATTGCGTGAGCAGATTTCGGCAGCTAATACAATTTACTACACAACCTTCAATATTGAAACTCTTGTTGACTTCGCATTAAGCTTGTCAGTAGGACGTTTACCTGAAGACCAACGTAACTTTGTGGTAGGTACTGGGGAACATGGATTGAAAATGATTTCTCGCGCTATTGAAAAGTATGCAGGAGCACAAGCTCTTCACTACGGTACAGAAATGAATCGTATGGAAGTGTTAAAAAATTCTGGTGGTAACAAATGGTCATACAATCGCCCACAATTCGTTAAGTTCGCTGATATCAATGGTATCAGATTTGAATTTATCCTTTTGCCTTGGTATGATGATCAGGTACGTAATAAAACTATGCATCCTGACGGAGGTACAGTAGAGTCGTATCGTTTGACAATCATGGACTTTGGTACTTCTGGAGGTAATCCTAATATCCAGCTTGTACGTGTAAAAGGACAGGATGAAGTATTTGGTTATATCCCAGGACTTCGTGACCCATACACCCCAGGCAACAAAGCTAAAATGATGGCTTCAGGAGTAGATGGTTATACAATTCATAGAGCTGACTGGTGTGGACTTAAAGTACACAACCCGATGAGGCTTGGAGAATGGATACCTAATATTGGTTAATCCTTAGAAATTTTTGGTAGTTTCAAATTTTTTCCATATCTTTGCGTAACATAATTGTTATGCATTGATATGGAAAAATTGAACTTTAATTTTAAAATTTAGTAATATGGAGAAGAGTACAAGTGAATTGAGAAAGTTAGTATTAGAAGATAAGACAGTACAAATTAAGCCAATAGTTAGGGGCAAACCTTATTTAAAAAAAGGACATGATGGAGAACACACGTTTACAGGATGTTATAAAACATTTACACTACCATTTATGGCTAAGACAAGGTCTTATGCAAATCCCTTTCTATTAGAAGATAAGGCTACAGAGCAGATGGCTTTTGAGAAATTGTTAAACCAGGAAGAGGATTCTTTAAATCTTTATACGTTCAAGGTTTCTGAACCTACATTTTGGGGGGAATTTAAGTTGGTTGTGCCAAAGGAGGGATTAGAACTTAATCTTAATAATCCGGCAGATGCTCTAAGATACAGAGTGGCATTAGTAAACCCTAAGTTTGCTAAGAATCAGGTTGAATCTGGTATAGCAGAAAAAGAATATTTAATTGTTGATAACAAAGTTGTAAAAGAACAGGCTACACAATTAGGTAAGAAGAAAAGTACAGCAGAGGATTATATGATGAAGATTAAGAAATCCAAGAAAGAACTTATTGATACATTAAGATTATTGGGTAAAAATCCTTCTAAAGATGCAGATATTGATTGGTTACGTGAGGAACTTTATAAAATTAAAGATGAAGTAACTACTACCAAAGGAGTATCAGGGTTAGATAAGTTTATTGAGGTAATGGAAGACTCAATGAGAGAGACTAAATTATTTGTCTTGGATGCTATTGACAGGGGCTTTATTGTACGTGATAAAAATGGATATAAGTTAGAATCATCTAATAAATTTATAGGTCGTAAGTATGAAGAATTAGTAGAATACTTTTCTTCCAAAGACCCAAAAATTCTTGAAGAAAAAGTAATTATTCAGGAAGCAATAAAACACTAAACAATTAAGAAGTGACGGCAAATGAAATGAAATTCAACTTCCAGTTGAAATACGACAGTTTGTTCCAATTCTCTTCCCCAGCTTATGATGATAGGCAGATTAGTTGGCTTCTTACAGAAGCACAATTCAGAGTATTTATTAAGAGGTACAATCCTTTAGGTGATAAGTATCAAAAGGGTTTTGAAGCAGACGAACAACGCAGACGTGATTTAGACCAATTGATTAAGTCAGCCTCTGTTGATGGAAAAATTGAAACTAGTAGTGGTACTTATTCTTGTACTTGGAGTACCGCAAATACGGTAACTACTGTAACAATAGCATCTCCAGGAACCACAAAAGGACTAAATCCGGGACAGGCAATTTCTGGTACTGGTATTGGGGCCACGAATACAAATGTTATTAAGGCTATTATCAGTAATGATAAGTTCACTTTAGTAACTGCTGCCACTACTGCAACTCAGGCAAGCCCAACAACCCTTACTGGTGGTTTGGGTAAGTCCACATATCAGGGAGGGGTACATCCTAACGGTGTGTTCCTTGATATGCCTTCAGACTTTTTGTATGCTATAGAAGAAGCTGCTAAATTAGAAACATCTCCAGGAGCAGTGGTTAGTACCAATGAGGCGTGGATTAAACCTATTAAACATGATGAGTACTTATCAAATATCAATAATCCATATAAGCAACCTTATAAAGATTTAATATGGAGAATGGATATTTCAAGAGTACAACAGGCAACGGGTACAAGCACATTAGCTTCCCTAAAGAGAACGGAACTTATATTACCTTCCGGATACGTTATTAACA